ACGGGCTAGGGTGGCTGCATGGTCTGTCTCCGCTGCTCTGGTCCCGTTGCGCTTCTTGCGCGTGGTGATTCCCGCTACTGCAGCACCCGTTGCAGGGTTGCGTCTCACCGTTCGCTACCTGCTCAGACTCTCCGTGACATCCCTAGGTGGGTGCGCTGGTCAGCGGACAAGGTTCCGTTGCGTGTGACTGGTGGGAATGCAAGTTCTACTGACCCCGGTTCTTGGGTGTCGTGGGAAGTTGCGTCCTCATCGTCTGTTGGTGTTGGTGTCGGTTTCGTTCTGTCACCCGCTGATTCCATCGTGTGTGTTGACATTGATCATTGCCTTGACCGTCGCGGAAGACTCGAGTCTTGGGCGCGTGATCTGTTGGGCAAGATGCCTTCTACCTATGTGGAGGTGTCACCTTCTGGATCTGGTCTCCATGTCTGGGGTCACGCTGACTTCATGTCAGGACGCAGAACCGGGGACGTGGAGATTTACGGTGCAGGCCGTTACATAACGGTGACGGGGCAGAGGTTCCGTGGCTGTGGTGTTGAGTTCGCCAATCTTGATGATTGGATTTCTGATCTTTTGAAATGAGTTGTGATGGCACAAGGCCCAATGGAGAAGGCTATTCGTGCCACGTTGAAGCAACTTGAATGTGAAGTGTCTTCAGATGCGCGCGCAAGGTTGGCTGTTGTGTTGGCTGTTGCGCTTGATGGGGATGCGGGGATGGCGACTGCTGCTATTTCTCGCGAGTTACGGGCCACCCTGAGCGAACTGGAAAACCGCAATGATGGAACCACAGATGAGTTCTCAAGACTCCTTGCTGATCTGTCAGCCCCGGTGGTCAACACCACGGACTGACCGTCCCACTTTGGGATCGCGTGTTGCACAGATTGCGGAGATGCTGGGAACTCCTCTCATGCCTTGGCAACGTCACGTTGTGGATGTTGCCTATGAACTCGAGAAGTACGTTGACCCTCAGACCGGTGAAGTGTCTCATCGTCTCGCATATCGTGAGGTGAGGTTGACAGTTCCACGTCAGTCTGGGAAGACAACTCTCATGCTGTCTGCTCTGACTCACCGCTGTGTGGCTATGGGCGACCGTCAGCGTGTCGCATACACCGCACAGACCGGTAAGGATGCACGGTTGAAGTGGGAGGATGAACACGTTCCTGTGTTGGAACGGTCCAAGTTTTTTCAGCTCATGCAGGTGAGACGCACCAACGGAAGCGAAGCAATCCGCTGGAACAACGGTTCCATCTGGTCTCTTCTCGCAACCACAGAGTCTGCAGGTCACGGTTCCCAAATAGACTTGGGTGTGATCGATGAGGCTTTTGCGTTGCAGGATGACCGCCTGGAACAGGCCATGAAACCTGCAATGGTGACCCGTCCACAACCACAGTTGTGGATTGTCTCGACTGCGGGAACCAATGATTCTCTCTATCTGAATGACAAGATTGATGACGGACGGTTGCGTGCAATGTCCGGTCAGACTTCCTCTGTTGCATTCTTTGAATGGTCCGCACCTGATGATGCGGACATCTCAGACCCTGACGTGTGGTTGTCCTGTATGCCGGCGCTGGGAATCACAGTTCCCATTGAAGCAATCCGGTCTGACTTTGAATCAATGCGGGAACCGGAGTTCCGGCGCGCATATCTGAACCAACGTCAGGACCGTTCCGCTTCCGCACCGTGGCAGGTAATCGCAGAGGATGATTGGCAAGCGTGCGTGGACCGTCGCTCACGCATTGATGACCAACCCACCCTTGCACTTGATGTCACCCCGTCACGCTCGATGTCTTCACTCTGTGCTGCAGGATTGCGCGCAGATGGCAAACCTCACGTTGAAGTTGTCGGGAATCGTCCGGGTACTTCATGGGTGTTTGATTGGTTCGCTGCTGATGACAGAGCGGACAAGTACCGGAACGTGATCATTGATCCTGTAGGCGCGGCTGGTTCACTCTCCGGTGACCTTCGCAGACTCGGATTGAATGTCATTGAGATTGGCCCACGTCAACTTGTGTTGGGGTGTGGAAAGTTCTTTGACCTCACGAAGACGCATGAGTTGCGTCACATTGACCAAGTTCCATTGACTGCAGCTCTTGCTGGTGCGAAACGTCGCCCGTTGGGTGACGCGTGGGCATGGCATAGGCGTGACACAACAGTTGACGTGTCACCTCTGGTGGCTGCAACTCTGGCATTGCACGGACATTTGTCCACGGATCTGAAACCTTCTAGTGAACCTCAGATCATTGACCCTTGGAGCATTGACGATGAATGACATCTTCACAACCATGATTGAGATTGTTGGTGCAGTCCTTGTGGTTGCGGGTGTCGCGCTGCTCTCCATTCCCGCTGCAGTTATCACAGCCGGTGTGCTGTGCATCTGCGCTTCCTATCTGGTGGCTACTCGATGAGCATCTTTAGCAAACGCGCAATCACCGGTCCTGACCCAATCAAGACCTCCACATGGATTCCTTCACCCAACTGGTCTGGTGAGTCTGTCACAGAGTCTTCTGCACTAGAGGTGTCAGCGGTCCTGTCCTGTGTGTCACTCATTGCAGACTCATGTGCAACGCTTCCCATTCGCGCTGTTCGCAATGTTGGAGACCGGGTGGAACGGATCCCTGTTCCCGCCTGGTTAGACAACTCTTCAACTGTCACCCAATATGAACTCATTCACATGATTGTGACTTCCCTTGCATTGCATGGGAACGCATATGTGTTCATTGATCGTGACCCGGTGACTTCACTTCCAATTGCGTTGCAACCGTTGCATCCAACGGATGTGCAGGTGACGATTGTGAACCGTCAGCGGTACTACACCACCGCCGGTTATGTGATCCCCAATGACAGCATGATGCATCTTCGTTGGTGGACTCCACCACAGGCTGCAAAGGGACTGTCCCCTGTCGAGATGCAGAAGACCACCATTGGCCTTGCATTAGCAATGGAACGTCACCTTGCACAGTTCTACGCACAAGGAGCAACCCCGTCTTCTGTTCTCGAGGTGGACGGTGACATGAGCGTGGAGCAGGCAAAGACGCTTCAGGCCACATGGGAAACCCAGAACCGCCGGAAGCGTCGTCCCGCTGTGCTGACTGGTGGCATGAAGTGGAAGAGTGTTCAGACCTCTGCTGCTGACTCGCAGATGAATGACACCCGCATGGAACAGGTGCTGCAGGTTGCACGCATCTTCCGCATCCCTTCACACATGATCTCAGCCCGTGGTGATTCGCAGACCTATCAGAATGTGGAATCTTCAGGAATGCAGTTTGTGCAATACACACTCATGCCATGGATCCGCAGAATTGAAATGGCTCTGTCTTCTCTGATGGCTCAACCTGATGAGGTTCACATTGACCCTGCTGGGTTTATGCGTGCAGACATTGCAGGCCGGTTCCGCACCTATCAAACCGGAATCATGTCAGGCATCCTGACACCGAATGAAGCACGCGCCATGGAAGGCATGGAACCATACTTCCCCGGAGGCTCAGATTTCGTCATGGCTCTTCCCGGTGCGCCCATGGCCGTTCCGGGTGACAACCCTGATCTGCCACCCGTGGGAACAGACGCAGACCCTCCGGTGTGATTCATGCCCTACACAATTGAAGACAACGCTGATGGTTGCGACGGTTTCGCAGTCATCAAAATTGAAGATCAATCCATCGTTCCCGGTGGATGCCATGCAACACAGTCTGAGGCTGCAGCTCATCTTGCAGCATTAGAGATTGCAGAAGCAGAAGCGCGCGCGCTTGATTCATATCCTCCAACAGAGGGGATGATTGAGGAAGCGCAACGCGGTTTGGATTGGCGCAATGAGTACGGACGTGGTGGAACTGAGATAGGTATTGCACGCGCACGGGACATTGTGAATGAGAAGAACCTTCCCATTGATACTTGGCGCAGAATCAAAGCCTACTTTGACAGACACCAAAGTGACCGTGATGCAGAAGGATGGTCACCCGGTGAAGACGGTTATCCATCCAACGGACGCATTGCATGGGCATTGTGGGGTGGAGATGCTGGATGGAACCGTTCACAATCCATCATGGAAGATGTGAGCAACGATCAAGAAACTGTGAGGTCTGAAATGGAAGACATCGAGACAGGTGTTGCAATTGAAGAAGAATTGTCAGCACCAAAAGTCCGGTACGCAATGCTGGAAGCGGAGCAACGTCGCGTCAACGGACGTGAGGTTGAATACCGCACCATGGAAGTTGGAGGATTAGAACTCCGAGCAGCAGACACAGATGGTTCTCCTGTGTTCTCCGGTTACGCTGCTGTGTTCAACTCACCGTCTGAACCACTTCCGTTCACAGAGACAATTGCGCCTGGTGCATTCCGGCGCACACTCAAGAGTGAACGTGAAATCCGTATGTTCGTAAATCATGACTCTGGTCAGCCACTCGCAACTACCCGCAATGGCTCACTCCGGTTGAGTGAAGACGCGCGCGGTTTGCGTGCAGAAGCAGACCTTCCAGACACCACCGCTGGACGTGACCTTGCAACCCTCATTGAATCAGGGGTTGTTCACTCCATGTCATTTGGGTTCTCAATTCCCCGTGGAGGTGACTCATTCTCTGACAACGGTCAGACGCGTGAGTTGCGGGAAGTCATTCTGCATGAGGTGTCAGTTGTGACCGGATTCCCTGCGTACAAAGCAACCTCAGGGGTCACGGTTCGCAATACTGAAGAAATCGCCGTTGAAGAAGTAGCAGACCGTGGTCTCCCGGTCGCTCTTGCACAACGCATCTTCGACCTGAACAGCAAACGCTGAATCAGGTTGAACCTTCGCAGACCGGAGTTGATGCCCGGTCACATCCCGATGTGACCACCATTGACCACCACTTGCGTTCATCATAAAAACCAACAGTCCATTGGAGGACAGACCATGAGTGAAGAACTCATCTCACGTCTGACCGAACAGCGCGCGCGTGCATGGGAACAGGCCAAGAGCCTTCTTGATGACGCGGCTGCTGAAGGTCGAGACCTTACCGGCGAAGAGTCGGAACAATTCAACCGCATGAACTCAGACATTGACGCACTTGACGCACGTCGCACCTTCCTTCTTGAGGGTGAGAAGCGTGAACGCGCCATTGATGAGTCCCGTTCAGCACTTGGCCTTCCCGCCGACTTTGCAGCCCGTGAGGTTGCACCCGGTGTGAAGAATGATTCAGACATCATCCGTGAAATTGCTCTGGGTGAGCGTCGCAACCATTCGTTTGAACAGCGCGATGTGTTGAAGTCCAGCACCGGTTCACCGGTTCCGACTTCTTTCTATGATCGCCTGGTTGAACAACTCGTGATTCAAGGCCCAATGCTTGATGGCAACGTGGTGACGATGCTCACCACCACGTCAGGTGAGAGCCTTCAGATCCCGCGTACCGCGTCGTACACCGCTCCTGCTATTACTGCAGAAGGAACTGCTATTGCGGAATCGGATCCGACGTTTGCTGCGTTCATTACGCTTGGCGCGTTCAAATATGCCGCTAGTTTTCAGCTCTCGCGAGAGGTCGTAGAGGACAGCGGTATTGATCTGCTTTCGTTCGTCGCGTCGCAGGCTGCTGTTGGCATGGGCACCGCGGTGAACTACGGACTCACGGTTGGAACCGGAACGGTTCAGCCTGTCGGTATCGTCACCAATGCAGGCTCTGCTGTTACCGGTGGAACTGGTGTTTCTGGTGTTCCGACTTATGAAAATCTGGTGGACCTCGTTTATTCCGTGGCATCACCGTATCGCCGTCGTGGAGCAGCATTCCAGATGAACGCTGCAACCACCGCTGCTGTCCGCAAGATCAAGGACGGAAACGGTTCCTACATCTGGCAACCGTCTTTCCAAGATGGTCAGCCGGATCAGTTGCTCGGTCACGCTGTTCTGGAAAACCCAGACATTGCGTCTGCTGCAACCGGTGCGCGTTCGGTCATCTTCGGTGACTTCGCTTCTGCCTATTTCGTCCGACAGGTTCGCGGTATCGATGTGAGTCGAGACGATTCAGTTGGCTTCCTCAATGACCTGATCACCTTCCGTGTCACATGGCGCGGAGATGGCAACGTTGTGGATGCAAACGCTGTGAAGTATTTCAAGGGTGGCGCGTCCTGATCGGACGCATCATCTGAGTTCGCGGGAGATGAAGATATCTGCAGGTCGGCCCGTACCTGTTGCGTCTTCATCTCCCGCACCACGGGCAACACTCACGGGCCAAGGAGAAAACAACATGGGCAAGAAACGGAACAACAATGCTGGTTCTCATTCACGGAGCGGAAGTGGAACTTCCCGACTGGTTAGCGGAACCGCTGCTGGACGCTCATCGAGCGCAACCGGTTATCTCATCCACTCCAACGCACCGTGGACCGGAACCGGATACGGAGTCCAAACCGCCGCACTCGCGCAAGCAATCAAACGCGAAAAAGAAACCGTCACCCTCTCAGTCAACTACGGACTGCAAGGGGGAATCTCCAGTTGGGAAGGTATCGAAGTCCTCCCCTGCGGATTCACCCCATACTCAGCAGATGTCCTCTCAGCGCATACCAAGTACGCAGAAGAGACAACCAAAAAGCGCACAGCGCTGATCACACTCTTTGACTGCTGGGTGTTCAAATCTCACAAGATCGATGATGTTCCCGTGATTGCATCATGGGTTCCTATTGATCACACACC